AGCTCTAGTTTATCTGTTGCTGGTTGGCGTCCCTTGATTGGCTGGACATGTGGACTAGGCATGTTTGGTAACTTTATCACAATTCCATTCTCTAACTTTGTGTTGGCTTTAGCGGGTATAGACATTGTTATACCTTTAGTGCCACTAGAGACTATGATGCCTGTACTTATGGGCATGTTAGGTTTAGGTGCAATGCGTTCATTTGAGAAGACAAGGAAATAAGTACATGCAGACTGCTAATCTGTCTGGCTACTACAACGCATTACGCAAAGGAACTACAGTATCTGACATAGATACAGTAGGGGATTACTATGACCAGTTCATTAACGAACTGTTAGCAGGCCAAGGAATTGTAGACACAGACTATGCAGAAGGCGGTAGTGTCTCAGTATCCAAGCCAACTATTAGCGGATACACTACACCTGACTATGCTCCTAGAGAACTAGGGCAGTTCCAAGGTAATCTTTCAGCGCATACGTCAAGTTCTTTAGGGGAGATCAAAGAGTTCCAATCTCGTCTTGAGCCTTTAATGGCTGAAGCAATGGCACATTTGCAGTTTATAGATAAGCTAGACTACAAAGACGCTATTGAGCAAGCGTACCTACAGAACCCTGAGATCCAAGCACTATACAATCAGTATGATGTAGATCCTTTCAGAGCGAGTGCTGACGGCTCTGTTTACCTGTATGATCCTTTTACTTTTGGTGAGATTAGAACACTAGAAGTAAAAGATAATGATCTAAAGAATGTAATGAAAACACTTCATTCTTTAGTTATTAGCGGGGCTACTAGTGGGTTTGGTGCTAGTTTAGGATTAGGTACTTTAGGAACTGCTGTAGCAGACGCAGGCATGTCTGCTTTTACAACAGCAGCTATGGGAGGAGATGCAGACGATGCTTTAATGGCTGGACTCCAAGCTGGCGGGAGTTCTTTTTTACAAGGTGTCTTAAACAAAACGCCAGAGATTAAACAAACCGCTGCTTCTGACACAGTATCTGACACAGTAATAGACATTAGTGCTGATCCTACAAGTTTAGAAAGTTTAGATCTTCAAAGGTATCTTGACAACCAACAGTTTCAAACACAAGTAGCAGGTTTTGACGCTACACTTCCTGATTTTAATGACTATTCTCAATACAACCTTACAGCACCTCAAGTTAATTTAGGGGGAGTAAATTTAAGTCCAAACAATAGTTTAGCAAATTTTGGTTACTCAGGGCCGCTTGCTAACTTATCTCCTGCATCACCTACATTTTTACCTACAGAAGAGTTTACAACATATGGCTTAGGTAATTCTCTTGTATATAGACCTTCAGGTACAGAAGGGTTGTTAACAAGTAACAAATATATACAGCAGCCTAGTGTTTTAGATTTAACAGAAGATACAGATGTTTTTAATACTGTTGGGGATTATTCTGATTTATATCCAGACTTAGCAACTACTCCTAATAACAGTTACTTAAGTGTTTCTCAAGCTCCATCTACTTTTACACCTGACTTTAACTATACAGATCTAGTAGATCCTAATGTAGTTAAGCCAATTGTACCAGATTTTACTTTAGACATAGCTAATCCTTTTGTTACACAGTCTAATGCTTTTGATTTTTTGTCACAAATTGGAGGTGGAGGCGGGGGTGGTTCTTTTTCAAACTTATTGTCTCCTAGCAGCATAGTCAATGCTTTACTAAGTGGAGACTTTAGTAACTTAAATGTAGATCCTGACTTATTTGGTAACAATCTAAACGGTTTAGATAATTTAGACGGCACTAATGGAACCAATGGTGACAACGGTGACAATGGAACCAATGGTGACAATGGAACCAATGGTGACAACGGTGACAATGGAACCAATGGTGACAATGGTGACAATGGAACCAATGGTGACAATGGAACCAATGGTGACAATGGAACCAATGGTGACAACGGTGACAATGGAACCAATGGTGACAACGGTGACAATGGAACCAATGGTGACAATGGTGACAATGGAACCAATGGTGACAATGGTGACAATGGAACCAATGGTGACAATGGTGACAATGGTGACAATGGCCCTACAGGCCCTACTGGCCCTACTGGCCCTACTGGCCCTACAGGCCCTTCAGGCCCTACAGGCCCTAGCACTACAGGCCCTACTGGCCCTTCAGGCCCTACTGGCCCTACAGGCCCTAGCACCACTGGCCCTACAGGCCCTACAGGCCCTACTGGCCCTACAGGCCCTACTGGCCCTACAGGCCCTACTGGCCCTACAGGCCCTACTGGCCCTACAGGCCCCGGTGATGGCTCTGGAGAGGGCGATGGTGATGGTAATGGTGATGGTGATGGTGATGGTAGCGGCTCTGGTCTAGGCATAGGCTTACTTACTGGGCTGTTAGCAAACCAAGGAAGTGGAGTTGTACCATACACACCACAAGACTTTGAAGATTACAAGTTTAAGAAAACATATCAAGCACCTGAGTTAGTAGAAAGGCTACAGCAGAACAGGAGATATCAACCTCCTTCAGTATTACAAGGTTTATTTAAAGGATTCATATGAGTACCACATACTTGAACATAGTCAACGAGGTACTACGTAGGCTACGAGAGGATGAAGTAACTAGCGTAGCACAAAACACTTACAGCAAGATGGTAGGTGACTTTGTTAACGACGCAAAGCGCACTGTAGAAGACTCACATCAGTGGTCTACACTACGCACAACTATTGTAGTTCCTACTGTAGCAGATACTACAGAATATACCTTGACAAACGCTGGAGAACGTGTTAGAATATATAGTGTAATTAACGACACATCTAATTTTTTTATGCGTTATGAGTCACCTAACTGGTTTAATAACGCTTATTACATCTCTGGTGAAGTAACTGGCAGTCCTGACTCATATACATTTAGTGGTATTGACAGTAACAGTGACACTAAAGTAAAAGTTTACCCTAAGCCATCAGGTGTATTTAACATGCGCTTTGACCTGATTGCTAGGGAAGCTGAATTGTCTGGTGATACAGACACTACAGTTCTACCTAAGAACGCTATTGTACACAACGCTGTAGCTTTGTTAGCTAGAGAGCGTGGTGAAACTGGGGGTACTACAGCACAGGATTACTTCCTGATTGCAGACAGACACTTATCTGATGCTATTGCTTTAGATGCCTACAAGAATCCTGAAGAATTTATCTATACGGTACCCTAATGGCTCAACAAAGACAGAACATTTATATTGCTGCTCCGGGGTTCAAGGGACTTAACACACAAGACTCTCCTGTAACTCAAGACCCAGCCTTTGCCTCTGTAGCTGAGAATGCTGTTATTGACAAGTTTGGTCGTATTGCAGCACGTAAAGGCATAAAGAAGATTACTAGCTCTGCTACACCCCTAGGGTCTAGTAGTGGCATTGAGGCAGTGTTTGAGTTCTGTGCTAGAAACGGAACTAAAACTGTATTCTCTGCTGGTAACAACAAGATATTTACAGGGACATCTACGCTGTCTGAAGTAACGCTTCCCGGTGGTTACTCTATCACAGCAAACAACTGGAAGATTGTCAGCTTTAACAATGACGTTTACTTCTTCCAGAGTGGACATGCAGCACTTATGAGCGTTGCAGGCAGCACTACTCTTACAGCAGTTGTTAACGGCGGGCACGCTGCACCAGCAGCCAATGAAGTGTTAGCTTCCTTTGGTAGACTTTGGGCAGCAGATGTAGCAAACAATTCCTACACAGTCTACTGGTCTGACTTACTGGACGGTGATGATTGGCATGGCGGCTCATCAGGCTCACTGGATATAACTACTGTATGGCCTACAGGATACGATGAGATTGTAGCTCTACAAGAGTTCAACAACTTCTTAGTTATCTTTGGTAAGCGTAGTATCCTAATATACAGTGGTGCTTCAACACCCGCTAGTATGACTCTATCAGACACTATTACTGGTATTGGCTGTATTGCTAGGGACAGCATACAGGCCATAGGTACAGACTTGATCTTCCTGTCTGACTCTGGTTTGCGTAGCTTAGGAAGAGTTATACAAGAGAAGTCTAACCCTATTGGCAATGTGTCCAAGAATGTTAGAGACACCTTGATGGCATCAGTGACTTCAGAGACAGGTATTATTAAGTCTGTCTATAGTCCTGAAGAATCTTTTTACTTACTGTTGTTACCTACGTCATCAGAAGTCTATGTGTTTGACATGAGAGGCACACTAGAGGACGGTAGCTATAGAGCCACTACATGGAAAGACGTATCTTTACTTTGTGGTACTAGAACTGCTGATGGCTTACTTTACTTGGGTAGTTCTAAAGGAATCAATCAATACGATGGATTTCTTGATGATACTGCTACATACACAATAAAGTATTTTACAAACCCTATGTCTTTTGGTGATCCTTCAAAGATTAAAATGCTAAAGGAAATATCTTTTACAGTCATAGGTGGTTCAGAGAGTCAAGTAGTTGGCAACTGGGCTTATGACTACAGAGAAGACTATAGCACACAGTCATTTACTATAGCCAAAAGTAAACAAGCTGAGTACGGTATTTCTGAATACAATGTAGCTACTTCTCAATACGGCGTAACTAATGTAATTGATATTGCTAGTATAAAAGCTACAGGCTCAGGTAAAGTAGCTACAATAGGTATTGAAGCAACAATTGATGGAGGCTCTTTGTCAATACAAGAGTTAAACACTGAAGCACTTTTAGGTAGATTAATTTAATGAGTAACTATACAAAGACAACAAACTTTGCAACTAAGGATAGCCTGCCTTCAGGCAATGCTGCTAAGATTGTTAAAGGTACAGAGATTGACACGGAGTTTAATAACATTGCAACTGCATCAGCAACTAAGGCAGACGCTGCTGGTGCTGCACTAACAGGCACTACTACATTTGAGACTATCTCAGATGGCACTATTTCCATTACTGCATTTGTTGATGAAGACAATATGGCATCTAACAGTGCCACGTTGCTACCTACACAGCAGTCAGTTAAAGCGTATGTTGACGCAAGTGTTTTTACCGGCGTAACTGATGGCTCAATTACTACAGCTAAACTTGCTGACGATGCAGTAACGGCTGCTAAACTAGCCTCTAATGCGGTAGTGACTGCTTCTATTGTTGATGATAACGTGACTCAAGCTAAGATTGCTGATGATGCTGTAGGAGCAGATCAATTAGCAGCGAGTGCAGTAGTTACAGCTTCTATAGTAGATGACGCAGTAACAGCAGCTAAACTAGCTTCTAACGCAGTGGTCACAGCTTCCATTGTTGATGATAATGTAACTCAGGCTAAGATTGCAGACGATGCTGTAGGTGCTGACCAGTTAGCTGCAAGTGCAGTTGTAACAGCCTCTATTGTTGATGATGCAGTTACTAGTGCAAAAATTGCAGATGATGCTATTACAAGTGCATTGATTGCTGATGATGCAGTTGTAGCAGCCGCTATTGCTGACAATGCAGTAGATATTGCTCGCCTAAACGTAAGTGACGGTACAGCAGGCCAGAGCTTAACTACTAACGGTAGTGGTACACTAGCTTTTGCAACTATTGGTGGTGCTTATAATGACTTTGCTATCAAAACAGGAAACTATACCGCTGTTAGTAAAGATCAACTTATTGTCAACTCAGGCAGCGCAGTAACAATTACACTACCTGCTAGCCCTAGTGCTGGTGATGTAGTATTCATTAAGAACGCTGGAACCGGCACAGTCACTGTAGCTCGCAACAGCTCAAAAATAAATTCAACGGCAGACGATGGAGAGCTTGCAGCAGATGCTGGAGCTTCTTTGGTTTATGTTGATTCAACTATTGGATGGAAGGAGCTTTAAATGGCTATTAGTTTAGGTGGTGGCGGTAGCGCCTCGCAGATAAATGAAATTGTTACATTAAACGAAGTTGCGGATACTGTCACTTTAGCAGACGGAAGGATGTACTTAAAAGGTGGGGTTTATGAAAGCACTTTAAGCACCTATCCTGACGCAAAGGCAACGTATACACTATCGGGGATTAGTATAAACTTGCTAGCTTCTCCTCCGGGAACGACGGCTGGCATAGGCACTGCTTGGGACGGCTCTTATTTTTGGGCGTTTACTCCTGACTTGTTATACAAATACAACACATCAGGTGTTTACCAGAATGCTACTATAGATCCCCCCGGTTCTGGGGCTTATCATGGGTTCGTATGGGATGGTTCAAACTTTTTGGGAGTAAGATCGTCCCAAGTACTAAAGTTTAACACGAGTGGCAGCACCGTCGCCACTTATGACATATCTTCACAAACTTCAGCCGCAATTGACATTACCACTAATGGCACAGAGTTCTTTGTGCTTGATACAAACAGAAATGTTTATAGGTATAACTCATCTTTTTCTTATCTAAGCACAGTTGCTACAAATGTAGGTGATTCTGCTTTAACTGTTCGCGCCATAGCATATGACGGGACAGATTTTTGGATAGGACATTCAAATGGAGGGCCAGTTTATAGGTATAACTCTTCTTGGGTTTTACAAAGCAATAATGATATTGACGTAGGCACAAATGGCTTAACTGGTATTTTATCTAAACGTGATGGGACAAAAGACCTGTATTTATTTCTAAGATATTCTTATAGGTCTTGGCAATACCAAAAACTTATTGGCGTCTCCGGCACTGGCAATCTTGGCGGTAGAAATTATTTGAGGGTTAAATAATGGCTTTATTAACGGTAAATGAATTTTTATCACTAGAAGATATTCAACGACAGTGGCGTGACGCTGAATTAAAAGACACAGACTGGATCGTACCTTTATCTGACCATCCGCAACGAGCAGCGTATATGACGTACAGAACTGCACTACGGGATTGGCCTAGCACGTCAGACTTCCCAGACACTCGTCCAGAATTAGGATCTTAACAATGGAATACATAATTGACATCTTTAATGTAGTAACTGCTGCTGTGGCTATAGCATCTCTTGTAACTGCTGTAACATCAGCACCACAGGACAAGCCTTGGGCAGTTAAGGTATACAACGTCTTAAACATTATTGCACTAAACGTAGGTAAGGCTAAAGACTAATGAAGCAGGATCAGACGCAAACACTTGAATTAGCTTTAGAAGCACTAGAGAAGATAGCTCAACACGAGAAAGAATGTGGTGAACGCTGGGGTGAAGCAACTGCTGAACTCCGGCAGCTTAAAGAACTAGCATCTTCTCATGCTCGTAAGTGGGAGCGTCTGGCTTGGCTTGTTGTTACTGTTGTGGTAACAGGTGCAGCCTCCGTGATAACAACAGTATTGACATAGAGAGAATATAAATGAGTAACGGTACTTTAACTGATAGTCAGTTGAGAGCAATCTTAGGGGATCAATTACTTGGTGATCTAAGTGGGACTATGGGAGGCACTGGCAGCACTGGGGGATTCTTCAATAACCTAGGCAACCTTGGCACTGCTCTAGGTGGATTCTTAGGTGGTCAAGGTGGTCAGTTGATTGGTGCTGGTTTAAGCATTGATGAGCTTAACAAGATCACTGACATTGCACAAACGTCAGCAGAAGAGCAGGCTAGAATAGGCCAAGAAGCTCAAACAGCTAGTGCTTTTAAGCCATTTACAGTATCCACAGGGTTTGGCGGTGTTACTACCACACCTACAGGTGGGTTTACTACTACGTTAGCTCCTTCACAAGCTACACAACAGCAGCAGCTACAAGCCATCACAGGCGGCTTACTGGGGGATATGGGTGCAGTAGCACCAGATGTATCAGGTATCCAGCAACAGGCTCTAGGGGGCGTTGGTGGCTTCCTGACGGGTGCTATGGCTCCTATGGGTGCTAGAGAAGCTGATGTCTATGAGCGCATTAGAGCCACTCAACGACCTGAAGAGCAACGTCAACAGCTTGCACTAGAGGAGCGTTTAGCTTCTCAAGGACGCACAGGACTGCGTACCGCTATGTTTGGTGGCTCTCCTGAGCAACTAGCGTTGGCACAAGCCCAGGAAGAAGCTAAGGCTAGAGCATCCTTGAGTGCAATACAGCAAGCACAAGCAGAGCAACTGCAACAAGCAGGACTTGCTGAGAGCATGTTTGGTCTTGGTGGTAGAGCAGCAGGATTACCTCAAGCACTACAGGCAGCACAGCTACAAAACATTGTTGCTTCACAAGCTGCACAGTTCCAGCCAGAGCAACAGCTACTGTCTTCATTGACTCCTGCTATTAGTATTGCTGATCTAGCACGTACAGGACAGCAGTTAGGTGCTAAGACTATGGCTGCTGCAAACATCAGTGGCCTAGAAGATTTACTACAGGCAGAAACTGTACGTAGTCAGAACCTGCGTGATATATACTCTAGTATCTTAGGCGCTCAAGCTACTCAGGCAGCAGCAGCGGCTAGTGGTGGTGGTGGAGGATCAGGGGGTAGTTCTGGGATGATTAGTGATATAGCTAATGTTATTAACGCTATTGGCCAATTTTAACTGAGGAATACTTATGGGACTTTTAGATAGAATAGGCGCATTTGACCGCTACAAGGTATCACCTACTCAAGGTACTTCAGGATTGCTAACAGGCACTAGTCAACCTATGAGTCCATTTGCTCAAGGCGCTGTTAGACAGATTGGTGGTGCGCTGGGCATAGACGTAAGAACTCCTGAAGAAAAAATACTGGCTGCTACAGCAGGCATAGATAGGACTACTCCTGCTGGTCAACTAGAAGCTATTGAAACTAGACTCAAGTTTGAGCTAGACCCAGACAAGAGAAATGCACTAGGGCAGCAAGCAGTACAGTTACGTAGACAGATGGCTACTGATGCTAGGGCAGTCGCTACTGCTGAACGTACAGCAAAGGAATCTAAAGACTTAGCTACTCTAAATACTAGGGCAGAGCCAATACTTAGGGAAGCAGGGTACACTGAGTTAGCTGACATGGCAGCATCTGGCTCTTTAACTCAGGCCCAGATTACTTCTAACTTAGGCAACATAAGAAAAGACAAAATTATTTTAGAAAGAAATCAAGGCGATTTAGCAGGAGCTATTCTCAATACTCCTGAACTAGAGGGTACTGAAGCATTTAAGCTAGCACAGCAAAAAAAGCTGCCTGATATTGCTCCTCGCTTTCAGCTACAGTATATGGAAGGCTTGAGAGAAGAAGCAGACCAAGCTCAGTTTGTTAAAACTGTTAGCGCGCGTAAGGGTGGACAGAAGATAGCCACAGATCTTGAAGAAGGGCTTACAACTTTTACTGAAGCACAAAAACAAGCAGCAGACTTAGGCAATGTTACTTATGGAGATGTTAAGTTCTATAAAGTAGGCAACGAAATACTACCTACTAGAGAACGTAAGCAACAAGATGGAACTAAAGACGTAGTAACTTGGTCACCTGACTTAAATAAATATGTAGAAGTTGACGAGACACGTTTAGAGAAAGTGCCTACAGAGAGACAACCTAAAACTCCTAGAGTTGTTAGCTCAGTTAGTAAGCCTCAAAGAGCGGAGGTTCTTAGTGCTTTTGAGTTTGAAGAAAACACAACAGATAAACCGGGACAGCCTTTTTCAAATAAAGAAAAACTTAATGAGTTTGATACTGAAACACGGAAAAGAGTTCTTAGGGATATAGCTGATAGAGCAGCACAGCTTAAAGCACAAAATCCGGGAACTCCTTTTTCTCAACATATCCAACCAGCTATAGATGAAGTAATGAGCAGGATTAAGTTTACAGAAGGCACATTTGATGACACGGCTGAGTACACACCTACTACGTTTGTTGATTTTCAAGCTGATGGAGTTGTGCGCTAATGGCTGAAGCTGTTGAAGTTAGAGATGTAAGACTTCCTAACGGAGTGGTCTTCAATAATGTTCCTGTTGGCACAGGCATGGATGTTATTAAAGCTAAAGCCATAGCTGATGGCCTAGCTACTGAACAAGATTTCCTACAGGCTGAAGAACAAGAGAGTAAAGAAACTCTCAAAAACATGGGAGTGCCTGAGCCTACTGTACTTGGGGAGCTTGAGCTAGGCTTTGATGCAGAGTCCTCAGACATAGAGGATTGGGCTTTAGTAGCTGAAGCAAACCTAAGTGACATCATGTACAGCATGGGCATGGAGGACGGCATACCTCACATCTATAGTCCCAAGGAGCAGTACGGAGAAGACTTCCTGCGTATGTCTGTGCCTGAGAAGAAAGCATTTCTACAGGATCAGAGAGCCGCTGAAGTAAGGGGCGAACACGCTAAGACCATGTTCCAACAGTACGTACATGGAGAGAGCGAAGGTCTTATGATGGCTGGTAGCTTTGGTAAAGAGCTGTTTACTCCCACTACTCTTATTCCCTTTGGTGGCCCAGCTTTATCAGTCCTGCTTAAAGGCGCTGCCATAGGTGGTCAAGCTGCTTTAGCAGAACAGCTAGCAGAGAACAGGTGGGATCCAGTAGAGCTAGGTACCAGAGCAGCCTTAACTGGGGTAGGAGCCGCTGCAATATCTAAGATTCCAGCAGCATACAGTGCTGTTAAAAATAAATCTAGGCAGCTATCCGCTAAGGTATCAAGGAAACCAGAGCCTCTTGATACTTCAGCAGCTACAGCTAATCAAACAATAGCTAGAGTAGAGGACGAGTACGCTAGGTTACGTATCAATGAAGGGATAGACGATCCTAGACAGATACACGATCAAGCACTTAAGAATCTAAACCTAACCAATGAAGAGCTTATTCCTATCAACATGGAAGCTACTTCAAAGTTAGCTATGCCGTCTAAAGAAACTGCTTCTCAGATGGTATTCAGGAAAGAGAATCCTGTAGCAGAAGCGTCAAAAGCACAGCAAGGTGTTGACTACGCTTTAGGTAGGCTCACAACTAGAATAGGTAATTTATCCAGAGAAGCAAAGCAGAAAGTTAGGCAGATGGAGTTTAACATTCTACAAAGCATCAAGAAGGATCAGGGAGAGTACGCTCCTTTCTTTAACAGAGGCATGGACGCATCTAAGTCACTGAAGGACAGAACTACTAAAGCAATCAAAAGCATACCTGAGATACGCAAGCGTAGAGCACTGTTCGCTAAGATGGACAACCACTTAGGTAACGGTAACTGGACTGCTGCTCAGAAAATTATTGATGAACACTTCCCTGAAATGCAGGGTACTCTGGAACCAATGAAGAAGTTTCTTGAGTGTAAGTTCGTAGAAGCTAAAGATGCTGGTATTGACTTAGGACAGATCTCTAATTACTTTCCTCGTGTTGTTAAAGACGTAGAAGGCTTGAGGAAAGCAGCAGGATTTGAACCTGACAGAGGCGTGTTTTATCAAGCTAAGAAAGCTAGAGCAGTAGAGAAGAAGCTGTTTGATGATGTAGGCAAGCCAGATGTTTCTCAGTTAGACGAAGCAGATGTAGCTGTTGTATTAAACAAACTTATCCAAGGGTATACACCTACTGGCTCAGGATTCAAAGCACCTAGAGAAATACCTAAAGTTCCGTTAGACTTACAGAAGTTCTATGCTACTGGGCCTGAAGCTATTGAGATGTACACCAATAGACTAAATCGTACTATAGAGATGAACAAGTTTTATGGAGGTACAGGAGGCAAGCCTAGCGCAGAAGGTACTACTTTTGGTGAGCTTATAGCTAAAGCAGAGAAAGATCAAAACCTAAGTGAAGGTCAGGTAGATGATCTTACCAAACTTCTAAATGCTCGTTTTGAGGGTGAGAAGAATGGCATGAGAGGTTGGATGGCTACTATAAGAGATGCTTCCCATGCAATGACACTAGCTAATCCTGAGTCGGCACTGATTCAGTTGGCTGATGTATCTGCCTCTGCTTTTCAGAATGGTCTAAAAGAAGGAGCTACTTCTGTTGTTAAGATAGGCAGCAAAGACTTAACTGCTGAAGACTTAGGTGTTATCAATAGACTATCAGCGGAGATCACAAACTCAGAAAGTCTTATAGGTAGATACTTACCTAAGCTAATGAAGTATTCTGGATTTAGCAGAGGGGATAGAGTAGGTAAAGATGTTA